ACGAATCATGGCAAGCCTGGCCAGCTATGGTTCAAGTTCAAGGCGCGCGGATTGAATGGAATTAATTCGGTGAAGATTACCTTGGATGCCAATGATACCTACAACATGGTTTTTAGCCGAATGACGATCAAGGGCGAAAACGTGAAGGTTGATTTATCTGGTGTTTATGCCGATCAGCTTGTTAAAATTATCGAAAAAAATACTGGACTTTATTTAAGTCTATAAGATCTTCTGACCGTCTCCACCACTGCACTCCAACCGAGTGCAGGACTGGAGCTGGCCACGACGGCACGCTCAACGACGATAGGAGAACGATATGCCGATACCCGTTACTTTGTCTGACTTGCGCGCTGATGCGCAAATGCAGATCCAGCAGAAACTAGCCGAGGTTTCGCAATCCGCGCGTAGCCTGGCTGACCTCACGAGAGGTCAATATCTCGAAAGTGATGGCGCGCTAATGTATGCGCTCAACACAATCCAAAGAGAACTATCTGACGCAGTTGCGGCCGCAAGGATTCTAGCTTTTCTGCGGTATTGCCGGGAGGAATCCAACAATGATAATCAGGACCAATAAACGCGAATGGAACACGGTATCCAGCGCACCGGCAAAGATTGACATATCGCACGGCCAAGAGCCGAAAAGCTTTTCCGGTCGATCAATGCACCATGTTCAAATAAAAATGCACAACGGTTTTGCCCAACAGCGCGTCATGCAGGTTAATGAAGATTGCTGTTATTTCAGCGATCCAGTTGAGATTGATATCGAAATGTTTGAAACGATGTTTGATTTGATCAGATGCGTCAAGAGAAGGAGCCCAGACAATGCAGAATAATCCAGCCACAGAGTTTCGACCGACTGATCTTGACCACGAAATACGCGCCGACGATTGCCGACAAACGCGCAAATTGATCAGCGCACAAAAAGACCTGCAAGATGCGTTGACAGCATATATCGACGCTGAAACCAAACAACAATACGTATGGATGAGAGAACGATCCACAATGCGCAATCCTCATCCGGAGTGCCGTGCAAAATGCCCGCTTAAAAATCAACTGCGTCGTGATACTACTGATTGCTTGTCTTGCGTCGGTTGTCGCAACCGTGCTAGCAATTTTCGCAATGCCCGGTGCCAAGACTTTGACGAAGCTTTACGCGTTGTGGCGGAAATGCGGGCAATGATCGACCTCGACGGCGAAGCGTTGCGAATTTGGGTTGCACTCAACGGCGGCAATCAGCCGAAAACAAAACCAGCGGATTACGACATTAGACTGGATCCGCCTGTTCCTACATTCATGGAGTGATCGGTTATGTTGCGTATAATTATTGTTGGGGCATGTTTACTGACAGGATGCCAGGCTACTCACGTAGCTGTCACAATTGCGGCTCCAATGAGCCGATTAACCGATGGTCAGATTCATTTGACCGTCACACGATAAGATGAAAGGACATGACATGACGACGGACATACCATTCCGTCCGGGCTTGCGAGTTCATCGCCGAATCGGTGAATCGTTTGTTATTTTTGTGAAAGGAAAAGAGGATTTTGTTACCACGCTAACGCTCAAACATGCGTCCGGCGGAAAGGCCGTGCTCGAGATCAATGAGGGCAATGGAGCTGAAATCGAGCATATGCGGATACATGAGGAGATTGTTTTTGGCGATGGCGAAGATGAATGCGTCATCGTTTTGGATAGTGCCGCTGGATCTCACGCCAGCTTTCGCGCGCTGGCTGGACCAGCGGTTAGGATTCGGCGCAACGAGGAAACGAGATGATACCAGGCATAACGAAAGGAAAAGCGGGTAAGCCGCCGCGCGTGCTAATCTATGGCACGGAAGGCATTGGCAAAAGCACTTTTGCCGCTGGTTGTCCAGAGCCAATATTCATCCCTACGGAGGATGGGATTGGCGAGATTGATTGTGCGCAGTTTCCGCTTGCAACGTCATACGATGATGTTGCAACTGCACTGAAGCAATTAAAAACTATGGACCACGATTATGAAACCGTGGTTATTGATTCGCTCGACTGGCTGGAACGGCTGATTTTCGACAAGGTCTGCACGGAAAACAATGTCGATAACATCGAAAAAGCTGGCGGCGGATACGGTAAAGGTTATATGCTCGCTGTTACAAAATGGCGGGAGTTATTAACAAGTCTCGACGTATTGCGCAACGATCGCAATATGGTCGTAATTTTGCTAGCGCATGCGAAGGTCGAGCGGTTTGAAGATCCGGAGTCAACACCGTACGATAGGTACGCTCCACGGCTCCACAAACACGCTTGCGGCCTTGTATGTGAATGGACCGATGCGGTACTGTTTGCGACTCGACGTATGCGCGTTGAGGTCGATAACGGGGCCGGTTTTGGCCGCACCAGGGCGATCGCTCGCTCGATTGGTGCGGATGGCGGGGCTCGCATTCTCCGAACTGTCGGGGGGCCAGCGTGTCTAGCCAAAAACAGGTATGGGGTAACGGCAGATTTGCCGCTATCGTGGAATGATTTTGTCACTGCAATCACGAAAGGATAAGTTATGAATCTTTCAGGTTTCAACGCACGCGATATCGAGCCAGCCAAGGGAACCAGCGACGTAATTCCAGCCGGAAAATACGACGTGGTGATCAGCAAAACGGAAACGAAACCGACGAAGTCTGGCAATGGTGAATACCTACAATTGGAATTCACGATTATTCAGGGGCCGCACGCCGATCGCAAGGTCTGGAGTCGATTGAACCTCGACAATCCTAACCCGATTGCGGTATCGATCGCTAAGGCTGAATTGTCGGCAATCTGTCGCGCGGTAGGCGTGTTGACGCCTAGCGATTCCAGCGAATTGCAGGATATCCCGCTTAACATCGATATCCGCATCGAAAAGCGCGCCGACACGGGCGGCGAAACCAATGTCGTCAAGGGATTTTATCCAGCGGTTCAAGTTGCTGTTCAAAAGCCCGAACTGGTTGATTTTCCGCCGAAAGCACCAGCGGCACCAACTGCACCAATCAAGGGTAAGTGGGGAAAATAACCATCCGTCTTCCGTTGGCCATGGCATTGGATTGATCGTTTCAATTCAATATTTTAGGTTAACCCTGAACTGTCATCCATGGTCAACGGAGTTTTGTTGTGCAAGTACTGGTGGAGGCTCAAAACTAATATGAGTCATCGAGGTTCGATTCCTCGAGCTTGCATCCGCTAATTGTGGCGGAATGAGGAGAAGAATAAGATATGGATTATGAAGAATTCTTGGCTAGCAAACAGAAGCTAGTTCAATTTGAATCAGTGCCCGAATCGGAAATGCCTGAAGAGCTATTTGATTATCAACTGGCAATAATAAAATGGGCATTGCGCAAAGGTCGAGCATGTATTTTTGCAGGTACTGGACTTGGCAAAACAATTATGGAATTGGTCTGGGCTAATGCCGTAGCAAAATACACTGGCAAGCCTGTTTTAATTCTGGCTCCATTAGCAGTTGCTGATCAAATTGTTGCCGAAGCCGAACGATTCGGCTTGCATGCGCAGCGCGCATCTTCGCCAATTGAATGCGACCAGCCAATTATCTATGTCACCAATTATGCCAAGTTGGCTAGATTCCAAAACGGTGGAATGTTTGGCGGTATTGTGCTCGATGAGTCATCAATTATTAAGCATCATGATGGAGGCACTAAAAAAGAATTGATTGACTTCTCACAATCAATTCAGTTTCGCCTTGCATCAACAGCCACTCCCGCTCCAAACGATTGGATGGAATTGGCGTCGCATGCCGAATTCTTAGGTGTTTGTTCGCGCGCCGAAATGCTTGCGACATATTTTGTGCATGATGGAGCGGAGACTCAGAAATGGCGATTAAAGGGCCATGCTGGTACTCATTTTTGGAAATGGGTATGTGAATGGGCAGTCCTTTTGCAGTCGCCATCTGATCTAGGTTATGACGGATCAATGCACGTTTTGCCAAAATTAGAACAGCATTTGGCAATGATTACGAGCGACCAGAAAATGCCTGGAGAATTGTTTGTTCTTGAGGCACAAACATTGCAAGAGCGACTCAAGGCAAAACGAATTACTACTAGCGATCGTGTTGATAAGGCTAAAGAAATTGTCAATGCTAATCCTAATGAGACGTGGGTTGTATGGTGCCATTTAAATGGCGAATCGGAAGCTCTTGCCAAGGCGATACCATCCGCAGTTGAGTTGCGCGGCAATCAAACGGAAGAAAGGAAAGAAGAGATCCTTCGCGATTTTGCAAATGGAAAGATCAAGGTTTTGATTAGTAAACCTTCAATGTGCGGCTTTGGCCTGAACTGGCAGCACTGCGCCAGAATGGTTTTTGTTGGTCTCAATGACTCATGGGAGCAAGTCTATCAAGCAATTCGCCGCTGCTGGCGTTTTGGCCAAAAAAGAGATGTACATATTTATTTTGTTGCCGCTGACATTGAAGGCAATGTGGTTGCCAACATTGAAAGAAAAGACAGGCAAGCCAAAGCAATGGCGCTGGAAATGATTCGTGAGACTAGCGTATTTACCGAGATTGAACTCAACAGAAAGGATAGGTTGCAAGTGGATTTTAGAACAGACTTTGATGGCGATAGGAATTGGGAAATGCGATTAGGAGATTGTGTCGAAGAAACCAAAACGCTTTCTTCTAATTCGATCGACTATTCAATTTACAGCCCTCCGTTTGCCAGTCTATATACGTATTCCGCATCTACTCGTGACATGGGGAATACAAAGAACGATGATGAATTCTTGTCTCATTATCGTTTCTTAGTTAAAGAAATATTCCGCGTAACCAAGCCGGGCCGATTGACTAGCTTCCACTGCATGAATCTTCCATCGTTCAAGGGATCTCACGGTGAGATTGGCTTGCGTGATTTTCGAGGCGAACTAATTAGAATTCACGTTGAGGAGGGATGGGTATATCATTCGGAAGTCTGCATCTGGAAAGATCCCGTAGTTGCCATGCAGCGCACCAAAGCTATTGGCCTGTTGTGGAAGCAACTAAAAAAAGACTCATGCATGAGTCGTCAGGGCATACCAGATTACCTAGTGACATTGCGAAAGCCAGGAATTAATGCTAATCCGGTTGAGCATGATCCAAAAGATTTTCCTGTTCTCGAATGGCAGAAAATAGCATCGCCTATTTGGATGGACATCAATCCATCAAACACACTACAAAAAGCGAGCGCGCGCGAAGACAATGACGAAAGGCATATTTGTCCATTGCAGCTTGAAGTCATAAGGAGATCGTTGCGAATGTATAGCAATCCGAATGATCTTGTTCTATCGCCATTTGGCGGCATTGGTTCAGAAGGCTATGTGAGTCTGTCAATGGATCGTAAGTTTATTGGAATTGAACTCAAGGAATCTTATTGGAAACAAGCATGCGCCAATTTGAAAAATGCAATAAAAACAAAGTCTAAAGGATTGTTTGATTCCATCGATGCGGAATTAGATTTAATTGAATGTGCTGCTTCCGATGAGTCAGAGTAAATTTACTAGCCTCATTGAATCCGCCACCAATATCCTGATCGGGTATTGGTGCGCGGTTCTCACGCAGTTAATCGTTTTTCCTATAATGGGAATTGATGTTTCGCTGGACAAAAACCTGATGATAGGATTGGTTTTTACGCTGATCTCATTATTGCGTAGCTATGTGATCAGACGTGTTTTTAATCGTTTTGGATGACATGACATGACCGATGATCAGATACGAATAACCTGCAAAGCTGCGCTAATCTATCGCCCAAAACACGAAGCGCCAGAAGATTGGGTGCAGATTGTTTTGCTCAATATCATTAAACGCATTCACAAATATGATCCGGAAATTGCGGCATATTCAACGTGGGCATACCACATAGTCAGGCGCTTAAAATTCCATCATATCAGAATGCGCAAGCTTAAATACATTGTCACAGTGACGAGTAAGCTGAATGAAAACCACAAGATTGATGAAGATGAAAACAGCATCAATGGCGTGGTATCTGATGTTCGGCGCGCTGTTAACAAATTACCAAAGGATTGGCGGTTTATTGTCAATGCCACGCTCGATGGCTATCAACCAAAAGAGATTGGCGCGGATCACGGCATGAGCCGTCAGAACGTCGAGGTGAAGCTACGTCGGGCATACCAGATGTTACGGGAACATCTGTTTGATTATTCCGAAATGATGATAAGAGGATGACATGGAACTTAGACCGTATCAGCGGGCAGCATGCGATAGCGTGCATCAATTCTTTATTGACCATTCAGCGGATGTTAATCCTTGCGTGGTCATCCCTACCGGCGGCGGCAAAACGCCGGTTATGGCGATGTTGTGCGCAGAACTTATAGCCGATGGCGCGCGTGTGCTGGTCATGGCGCACGTTCGGGAGTTGGTCGAGCAAACATACCATCGATTGGTATCGACTATGCCCGAACTTCCGATCGGCGTATATTCGGCGGGGTTAAAACGTCGTGATGTTAACAACCAAATCATCGTTGGTAACGTGCAATCAATTGCAAAAAAGATCGACCAGTTCGGACTAATTGACTACATATTTGTTGATGAGGCGCACCTAATCCCGCACGGTCAAGATGGTCAGTACAACATGATCATCGAGGCTATGCGCCAATCCAATCCATCGCTACGGGTTGTCGGATTTACGGCAACTCCATATCGGCTCAAGGGCGGGATAATATGCGCCAGTGATCACATTTTGAACAAGGTCAGTTATGAGATTGGCGTATCTGATCTGATTCATCAGGAATATTTATGCAAGCCGATTAGCAAGCATTCGGTAAACACTCCAGATCTACGCGGCATTAAAACAATTAGGGGAGATTTTGCGGAAGCGGAACTGGCCGAACGCATGATGGAAAACAATCTGGTAATGCTGGCGTGTCTTGAGATCTTATCTAAAACTCAAGATCGCAATCATGTTTTGCTGTTTGCCATCACGCTGGCGCATATGAAATGTGTGGCAGAAACTCTTAGAGCAATGGACCTTAAAGCGACCATCGCAACTGTTGATGGCACTACACCATCGGCGGAGAGATCATCGATTCTAGAGGCCTTTAAGGCGGGCAAAATTAAATATCTGGTAAACGTCGGCGTGCTGACGACTGGATTCGACGCAACGATGATTGATTGCGTGGTGTTGTTGCGTCCAACTCAATCCCCTGGCCTTTATTACCAAATGGTTGGCCGTGGTTTCCGATTGCATGCAAACAAGGCTGATTTTCTTGTGCTCGATTTTGGCGGCAACATTCGACGCCATGGACCGATTGACCAGATTCAAATTAAACCACAGAAGGAAGGCAAGGGCGGGCCGCTAACAAGGTCATGCCCAAATTGTCAATGTGAAGTTTCGATCACTCAACGAATATGCCCGCATTGTGAATACGAATGGCCAGCAAAAGAAGGTACACTTCACGACGCAATCGCTGAAGATGAGGTCGATATTTTGGGCAAGTATGCCAAAAAGAACGCGGATTACGATGCCGAATATGAGGTGAAAGAAACGACATACGATATTTATGTCAAAAATCATCCGGGCGGGATATTCAACGGTCGCCAGATTGCACCATACCGACAAGAAAAACTTAGGATTAATTACCACACGACATGCGGCAAGACTGTTCGAGAATGGCGAACGCTCCACCAATTAAAATCATGGTGGAAACGTAGGCTAATTGATTTGGAAGGTTATTTTGGCTACCCTGATTCATTTTGCAATATAGAAAATCCCGAAAGCATTGAAAAAGCTTTTGAAGTTTTAAAAAGAATACAAACAAGAGAAAATGGAATGGGTCGTGATTCATGGCTGGATTTTAATGGTCTTGCATTTTATGAAACAGTCGCCATTCGAGTTAAAACAACAATGGGCAAATGGCCAGAGGTCGTAGATTCAGCAATTGATACAAGTGTTAATGTTTTGTTTGATTAATGACGACACGAAAGGAATTCGACAATGATGCTGGAAGCCGCACTCCGATACGCCGGCCATGGATACCCTGTTTTTCAATGTGCGCCCAATGGCAAAACTCCGCTAGGCGGTAACGGTCATCTCGACGCGACAACCGATCTTGACCTCATAACAGAATGGTGGACCGCAACACCAAATGCAAACATCGGCATATCGACAACCGGGTTGCTAGTCGTCGATATTGATGGAGAAGACAATCCATGGCCGGGATATGGTTGCGATGATCTCGGAGTAGGCGCGGCCGCACGAACGCCAAATAATGGACGGCATTTTTGGTTCCGCCAGCCCGCTGGAGCCGCGTGGCGATCAACCGCCAGCATGCTGGCACCTCGAG